GTTGCAAGCGTGAAAGCCTTTGAATAGAGTTGTGAAATAAAGTTGCTGTCCTGGTCGAGTTCGTAGGTAGCATAAGCGATGCCCATGAGCTTTTGGAGTTTAATCTCCACATCTTTTAGCTTCGGTTTTGTAGCATTGACAGCCGCTGCTTCGGATGCCCAATAAACCTGCACACCGCCGAAAACGGTTGAAGAAACATCCGTCTCATCAATCTCTGTAAACTCGACACGGTTTGAATTTCCAGAAATCTCGTATTTGTCAACCCTTGAAAGAATCTGCCCGGCAGAGATCGCGGAATCCATCATGTTGGTGGCGAAGTCGGTCTGCACGACATATCCGCCCTCTTCCGGCAGCGATTCATTGGCGCCGGCTGCATTGTGGATTATCTGGTTGTTTAGTTTTGCAAGACGTTCATCAACCACACCATTGACCGCAGAATTTTTTACCGCTCGGAGCTGCTCCGCTAGGTTGCCAAACAAGTGAAGACCTGTTTCAACTGTTCGTGCCTGAGCATATACAGGAGCATTAACTACAGTCGTGTCTTTGAGCTCTTCGCCGCTCTCATCAAACTTTTTACCGGATTCAAGAGATGCCTGCGTTATAATTTTGGCGTTTAGAACGTCAATTTCTCCGGACTTTGTTGTCATTTCCGCGACGGTGACACCCTCTTTATTCATAAGGGCCTGTGCTTCGGTCTGTCTCGCAGCAAGGTCTGCAAACAGCTTTTTCATTGCTTTGCTTTTAAACATAGCTCTTTCTCCTTTGTTTTTGATATAAAATAAGCCTTACAGTCTGCACTGCAAAGCGAGACGCGCTTTTGTGATTTCGAATTCTCCGGTATCTTCCGGAGGTTTTGGCGGCTTTTCGAGTGCAATTAGTCGTTTCATAGAATCGTTTGCACAGTTTGTAATTGAGTGCCGGCTAAATGCAAAATTCATTGCTGCGGGTGGTGCTTCTTTGTCTGCATAAAGCATACTGTCAGCAAATCCATTCTTCATGGCTGTTTTTGCATCCATATAAGTTTCATCATCCATCATCTGACTGATTTTTGCACGAGACTTCCCGGTTTTAAGCTGATACGCGTTCATGATGGATTCCTTTACGGTGTCTAGCACATCGGCGGTCTTTCTCAGGTCGCTTGCATAGCCCTCGGCGTATGAAAGTGGATTGTGTATCATCATAATTGCCATAGGTGACATATGGATAGTTCCACCCGCCATTGCAATTACAGACGCCGCAGACATTGCTTTGCCATCAACCTTAACTGTAACATTGCCTTTACGCTCCATGAGTGCGTTATAGATTCCGGCTGCCGCGAAGATATCTCCGCCATAGGAATCTATCCATACCGTTATGTCTTTGCCGTCGTACTGTGCGAGTTCGTTTTTAAAGGCGTTGGGTGATGTGGCAGTAATACCGCACCATTCGTAAAGCCAAACGTCATCGTCAGCAACGATATCACCCTCAATGCGGAGTTCAATATTCTCGGGGACTGTTTCAGTGACAACATTTTTAATGAAATTCCAGAATTTCAATTCGCATTACTCCTTTCTTTCAAGATACTTTCAATTTCCTGTAACACTTTTGCGTTGACTGTGTTTGCTTGATTACTCCCAGCTTCAGTCATGTTTGTCGGCTCAAGGTACCTATCTCCACCAGCAATCGACGGCAAGTTTTCTAGACGGCGAATGTCATTAGCACTTAGCCAACCCCATTGCCTACCGTTTGCGTAAAGTGCTGATCGTGCTGTGCTGTCGCCCCTGAGTAATCCATCAATTTTGTACTCGAAGAAATAGCCTGATGCACGCTGTTCGCGTGTAAGGAGCTGGGAATTGATACATTCCTCGAAGCGTTTAAAAATTGGGAGCATGGTATACATAACAAATTCAAGACTTTGCTGCTCGATGTTATTGTTTGTGGAGCGATCAAGTTTGTTGACAAGATGCTGCGGCACACGGTAAATACGGCAGATGTCCTCAATTTGAAAGTTTTTACTCTCAAGTAACTGTGCATCGGTAGGATTGATCGTGAACGATTTAAATTCAAGACCACCTTCAAGCAACATAGGATTGCCTGAATTTTTAACACCGGTATATTCTTTCTTAAGGGATTCTTTAAGCCTGTTGTACGCCGGTTCCGACAACTCAGTTGCATTTATAAAAGCCCCGCTTGGGTTTGCCCCGTTTTTAAACAGGTTCACCCCGAACTGTTCATAAGTTATTCCCAATCGAATGGCCGACGCCGCATAACTGATTGGTGACATACCGTGGATTCCATCAAGTGAAGGACCCGGGACGTGAAAAACCTCACCACGTTGAAATGTTCGTGTTTCTGCACCGTCTTTAACTTTATAAATAAGCTTTTTAGTATCTGGGTCGCGTTCAATTGTTGCATTTATAGGGTAAAGCCCCACAAGTTCGCCAGCTGCGTTAAAAAGTCGCTGTGCTATGGCGTTTCCGTTCGTATTCATGCTCATCATAAGAGCTTCCGAATAATTGAAATGCGACATTTCCTCATTTGGTACATTATGAATGATGTCGTAAACCGTTAAATCTGTGACGGATTCACGCTCATTTCCTTTTTTCTTGTAAAGCTGGCACGGTACGCTTGCAAATGTTTCGCCCAACACTCGGCAACAGGCGAATACGGCGGAATATTTCAAAGCAGTTTCGGTATCTATGTTCTGATTTCCATCACCTGTAACAGACTCTCCAGATAGATAACGAGAGATATAGTCGTCAGCCTCATTTTTTACGAGTCGCCATGCGGCTTTTTTAATGATATTCAAATAGTTCACCTCCCTCGAATTAATCTGACAAACTTCTAAGTCCGTGTTTCTCATATGGGCTTGTAACAAGTGGCTTTAAAACCATGCGTACATGAGCATTCATCAGAGCCGCTGCCGGGTCAATGTGCTCAATGGAATGTTCTTTATCCAGCATAAAATTACCATTAGCGTCTTTTCGTGTAACAGCGTTGCTCATAGCCCAACTTAGAACCGGATTGTTGTCATGAATCACTTTTCCGCTATATGCTCTATCCCTGAAATTCTTTGTCGGCTCGCCCAACGTAGGGATACCCTGTGCAATATCTACCGGAATAAATCCACGCTCTGAAAGCCGCTGTGTGAGCCATGTTGCAAGGTATCTATCAAAGCATATTTCACCTTTTACCCATGAATATTTAATGTATTCTTTTTCGATATAGTCGAGAATGAAATCATAATCAATAACCGCACCTGGCGTTACTGTTATCCACCCTTGCTTTTCCCATGTTTCGTATGGCACTTTGTCTGTACGCTTGTGCCGCTCGAAACTTTCCTCAGGCATGAACGAATGAGAAAGTACAGCGACTTTTTCTTCACCTAAGTCTATTTCAAAATCTATACTTGCAAGGTCAGTAGTAGCGGCTAAGTCGAGCCCACCAATAACGCGCTTTTTTGATACATCCGGGAACGGATTTTCTTTTGTGGCTCCACAAGCTTTCCATTTACCCATTTGCATATATCCGGCAGCACGCTGATTTACCCACACGTCCATGGTTTTCGTGAGAAAGTCACGCATCTTTTCAGGCTTATCAAGTGCAATGGTCAACTCGGCACGGATATTTTCAATAGCTTCAGGCGACTCTGCAATGATGGGATTTGCTTTTATCCATATCTTTTCGTCTTTTACATCGTCAATCAACTCCCCTTCGTTGTTTTTGTCGAGTTCGTAAACACAAGCAAAGTATCGATCATTGTTTACTTCGATATCTGGGTTAAGTATTTTTGAAATGTAATCATATTCTTCACGGTAGCAAGGATAACTTAAATTGCTGCCCGCCGTAGTAATGATAATCAAAAGTGGCTGGCTACGTGTTTTCATGCCAGACGTAAGCATGTCATAATATTCGGTGGTGTCGTGCTCGTGATATTCGTCAAGTATTCCACATTGGGGATTCGAACCGTCACCGGACTTCTTATCATCCTTTGACAATCTTATAAACTTTGAATCGCTTTTGGGATGTTCTATAATTCCATAACGGGTTTTGAATTTATCTTTTAGAAAATCACAATGCTTATATAACCAGTCCGCTTCTTCCCAAACATGACGTGTCTGATCCCTTTTTGTAGCACCTATATAAACCTCGGATGATTGTTCTCCAAAAGCCGACTCTTCATAAAGTGCTACAATTGCAAGATCTTGAGACTTAGCGTTCTTTCGTGCCTTCTGTAAATACGCTGTGCGGAATCTACGACGGCCGGTATCTTTATGAACCCAGCCGTAAATATTTCCAAATTCAAATTTTTCCGTAATGTGTGGAATTTTTTGAGCTCCTGCAAGCGGCCCCTTGCGATGTTTAAATAACTCCATCCAATCAAGAAAACGCAGGGCTTGAAATTCCTCAAATACATACGGAAAACCGTCTTTTCCCTGACGATCAAGGTCATTCAAAAATCTTTGACATGCCCATTTAAGCTTTTTACAGGATAAAATTTTATCAGATAAACAGTCATTACAGTATTGAATAAGTTCAGCTGTAAAATCAGACATTTGCAAACCTTCTCTCTTCTACGGAAGGTGCCTCCTTTTGCTTTGGTTTCTTTGGAACATTCTTAATTCTAGAAACCGGATTTAAAAAAAGTCTATCTTCTAGTTTTAAGATCATGTCGTTAATTTTATAAAGAGTTATCTCAAAACCAGCAATAAGTTTATAATATTCAATGGTTTTTTCAATATTTTCGCTCTCATTAACAAGTTGATTTAATCTTGTTGTGCGAAATTCAATATCCTCAGCCTGCGCAATCAATAAACAATAACGATTAATAATGTTTTCATCGAGAGCCTCAACATATTCGATATCTTTATAAAGTTTTTTTAATTTTTTAAACATCAGTATAGCAGCCGGAGACTGCATTACACTGTTACTTGGACGATATTTTGCAATGTGGGATTTTAAACTATTTTCTTTTGCTTTCCGCTCTGCAATTTCATCTTTTGCAAGATGCTTTTTCCCTTCTTGCAAAAGTAATTCGATTGGCTTTGCGTGCCTTCCAGCCATGCAAATCACC